TCAACACACCTGCTGACTTATTTAATTTTTTACAATCAAAAGGTATTTCTAAATTTGAAGTAGAGGATTATCAAATACCACAGCTACTAGAGACAGTTTCAAAAACAGGTGAGCCTATAACAAAAGCAGCTTTACTAGATAGAATAAAAAATGCTCCTATTCGTAAAATGCAAACAACGGTGAGAGGATTTAGATCAGAGATAGAAAATGCTGATGGTCAATTTATTAGAGGTAAATATGCAGATCAGTATTATGAAGGCGGTGCTATACCAGAGACATATAGAGAAAACATTTTATATTTAGATCCTAATGATATACCTGATGATATAAAATATTATCAATACAGCACTCATGGTTTCTTCCCTGATGATGAAACAAAGTATGTTATAGGGTGGACAAGAGGCACAGATAGATACGCAATCATACCAGGAACAAAAACACAGTTGCCTAATATTGGTCCAAAGACAGAAGAGTTAAATAAAAGAATTAACAGACTAAAAAAAATATCCGATAGCTCTGCAGAGGACTTAGTTAATCTTTCTTTTGGACGTATAACACTAGACCAAGCTCAAAAGAATATTGATAGAGCAGGAAGAGACCTAGCAAAAGCACAAGAGGAGTTAGCGAACATCGGTAAAACTGATGCTCCTGTAACAGGAAGTCAAACGGTGCGTGTAACTTTTGCAGATGAAATACAGTCTGACATCATGCAGACATATAGAAAAAAACTAGAAGAGGTCATAACTGATTACAACAAATTAGTTGAGAAAGGTGTTGACGTTAGAGATACGCAGAGAATAAGAGCGGAAGCTTACAGACTAGGTACGCAAACAGACCAAGACATACTAGCTTTCTACGCAAAACATAAAGATATTATGCGTCCTCTGTTTAGAACAGAGGAGGACTTCGCTGCTTACATAAAAGAATTAAAAGAGAGTCAACAAGTGTTTAGAGATTTAGCACAAGTCAGACCTGGTATGCTTACAGGTGAGATGAGAAGTGGTGTGGCTGCTGCGGCTAAAAAAAGAGATAGAATATTAGATATCTTTGAGCAAGCGTACACAGATCCTAAAACAATGAAAAAGCTATTCCCTAATGTTCCTATGAAAGATAGAAAAGTTTGGGGTGATGCTTTAATTAAAAATGACTTACACATGGCAGCAAAAAGAAAATTCATAGACAAAGATCCTAATGCATCAGATTGGTATGTCATATCTCCTGCTGAACTTGTAACAGCAAGGTATAGTCAAAGAGGAACAACGGCAACTCCTTTTGCTGAAAGAACAAAAGAGATGAAAGGTATTGGTCAATATGAGTTTTATGGTGGACCTAATGTTACAGATCCTAACGGTAAGCATTATACAAGTGTGTTAGAACAATCTTTACGAAGAGCGGCTAAAGTAAACAATGCAGACTTCAGAGTAGTAAAAGTTCAGATAAGCGAGGGTAAATCTGTGAGTAGATCAGTGCAAGTTGTGAATGCACAAGGTGATGTTGTTAAAGAATTTAAAATGGCAAAGAGTGCAAAGCAGAGCGATTTTGCTGATGTTATGGATAAAGCAAGAGATTATATTACTGAGTCAGGCGCAGAGGGCTTGATAGCTAGACCTGTTGAACTACCTTCAGGCTTTAAAACCGTAGATGCTTATGCTATAAAGTTGACACCAGAAATGGTATTGTCAACAAAAACACACCTAGCGTCAGGGGGTTATGTGCAGTATGATCCGCTAGTGTCTATGGATGAAATGATAGGAGCAGCTTAATGGTTGTTGAAAAACCAGCAAATTACGACCAACCACAAACGGTTAATGATGAATTATTAATACCAGCACAGGTAGGACAAGAAGTTCAACTAGAGCCTGGCACGGATGAGCCTATCAACATTGAAATGACAGAAGACGGCGGTGCTGTTGTAAATCCAGAGCAACAACAGATAGAGACTGGTTTTGACGGTAATCTTGCAGAGTTTATGGACCCAGATGTATTAACAAACATTTCAAGTGAACTTCGTCAATCTTATGAAGACGATAAGGGATCAAGACAACAGTGGGAAGAAGCTTATACAAAGGGATTAGATTTATTAGGATTAAATTACAGTGAAAGAAGTCAACCTTTTCAAGGTGCTAGTGGTGTTACTCACCCCTTACTAGCTGAGTCAGTAACTCAGTTTCAAGCGCAAGCGTATAAAGAATTACTACCAGCCAGTGGCCCTGTAAGAGCACAGGTTATTGGCATGGCTACAAAAGAAAAAGAAGATCAAGCTCAACGTGTGGCTGAGTTCATGAATTATCAAATGATGCACGTTATGGAAGAATATGATCCTGAGTTAGATCAAATGTTATTTTATTTACCTTTATCTGGATCAACATTTAAAAAAATTTACTACGACTCCAACCTTGGCAGAGCTGTCTCTAAGTTTGTTCCATCGGAAGATTTAGTTGTTCCGTACACGGCTACAAACCTAGAGGAGTGTGAGAGAGTAACTCACGTTTTAAAAAGAACAGAGAACGATATTAAAAAAATGCAAGTCACTGGTTTTTACCGTGACATAGCTTTACAGCCGAGTGAAGAAGATCAAAACAAAGTTGAAGAAAAAGAAAGAAAACTATCTGGCATAGAAAAAAACTCTTACAAAGATGATCAGTATACTCTGTTAGAGATGCACGTAGATTTGGATATTGAAGGATTTGAACATCCTGATGGTATTAAATTACCTTACATAGTGACGATTGATGAGGGCTCTGGTGAGGTTCTATCTATATACAGAAACTATAGCCAAGAAGATTCTTTGTATAAAAAACAACAATACTTTGTTCATTACAAGTTTATGCCTGGTCTTGGTTTTTATGGTCTTGGTTTAATTCACATGATCGGTGGGTTATCTAGAACAGCAACAGCTGCTTTGAGACAGCTAATAGATGCAGGAACTTTAGCAAATTTACCTGCTGGTTTTAAAGCCAGAGGACTAAGAGTTGCCGATGATGATCAACCAATACAACCTGGTGAGTTTAGAGATGTTGATGCACCTAGTGGTGATCTCCGTGCAGGATTATTACCGTTACCTTACAAAGGGGCTGATCCAACTTTATTTCAACTATTAGGTTTTTGTGTTCAAGCTGGTAAAGAATTTGCAACAGTAGCAGATCAAAAATTAGGAGACGCTGCAAACGCTGGCGCTCCAGTTGGAACTACCATGGCTCTTATGGAAAGAGGTATGCGTGTCATGTCTGCTATTCACAAAAGAATGCACTACGCACAAAGACTAGAGTTTAAATTATTAGCCAGAATATTTGCAGAGTCTTTACCACCTGTGTATCCTTATGAGGTTCAAGGTGATTTGCAAACTTTAAAAGCTTCTGATTTTGATGAAAGAATAGATATCATACCTGTATCTGATCCAACTATATTCTCAATGTCACAAAGAATTACTTTGGCTCAAACACAGTTGCAATTAGCGCAAGCTGCACCAGAGATGCATAACATGTATGAGGCCTTTAGAAGAATGTATTCTGCTATGGGTGTTCAAAACATAGATGCAATACTGCCAGTTCCAAGTGGACCACAACCATTAGATCCTGGACAAGAAAACTCTACAGCTATAACAGGAGGCGCACTAACTGCTTTTAGAAAACAAAATCATGTAGCTCACATTGATGCTCATAGAGCTTTTTTCTCTAGTGCTTTAGTAAAAACAAATCCACAAGCTATGATTATTCTACAATCACATATAGCAGAACACGTTGCTTTACAGGCAAGGGAAGAGGTAGAACAGGAAATGCAAAAAGAATTAGAAGAAATGCAAGCAAGAGCTGGTGGTCAGATACCTCCAGAGCAGCAAAATGAGATGCAAGAGCTGTTAGAATCAAAAATTGCTGAAAGAATTGTACAAATGACTGAACAAATGGTCACTGAAGAACAACAAATGATGGGTGAACAAGGTCAAGACCCATTAATTGAGTTAAAACAGCAAGAAATTAACTTAAAAGCTCAAGATTTACAGAGAAAAGCTGCTGCAGATGAGGCAAGAGTGGCTATGGACGCTGCAAAACTAGCTCAAAACGAAGAATTGACAGAAGCTAAACTAGATTCACAAGAAGATATTGCACAATTACGAGCAAATGTTAATCTGTCTAAACGAAAAAACTAAAATGAGAACACCAGTAGAAAA